TTTACCTTATGAAACGGCATCTTCGTATCGCATTTTTGCCAAGATATAATCTTTAACCAATGACGACCGCACAATATCATCGGCAGTAAATTCAATTCTTGTAAATGCCTTCATATGATGAGCAATATCAAAGAATTTAAGAATGCCTGATACATCATTTTTCTTTTTATTTAAGTCGGTTTGTCGGTAATCACCACACCAAATAATCTTTGAACGATAACCAACACGGGTCATTACTGTATCAATTTCTTCAAAGGTCATATTCTGCATTTCATCTACAATAATAATGGCATCGTCAAAACTCATTCCCCGGATGAATGATGTAGATATAAACTCAATGTGGTGTTGTTCTTCTAACCTTAGATATGCATCGTGGCGACCAAAGAGTGTGTGACAGATTTGGCGATATGGTTGTTCGTAGATATCCATTTTCTCATCTACATCACCAGGCAGATGACCAATCTCACGGCTTTGCACCGCAGACCTTACGATAATGATTTTGTGGAATGGATTTGCTTTGTCAAGGACTTCTTCAATTGCTTTGTATAAGGCACAGAATGTTTTACCTGTACCTGCCACACCGTGAAGTGCGATGAAGTAGTCTTGTCTTTTGTAGGCATCAAAAAATAGTTTTTGATTTTCTGTAAGAGGTTCGAATGTTTTTAAGTCATCAATCCGTATTTTCAGATGATTGGTTGATTTGGCTGTTGTGTTAATAACTTCAGTATTTGCTACTTGCTTACGAGCCATGCGTAGTCCTTTTCGGCGATTATTGTTAATTTTTACCTTTTTGCTGACTTACTAGGTCATTAAAAACTATAAGTATTGGTGTCCTCCGTTAAGATTTGAATACATGGTCCTTACGAATCTTACAACTCACCCACTCATTATAGTAAGCATCACTCATTAATGCATGGCGACTGAAAATCTCAAATGTTTCCCAATAACTGCACTCACTTCTGGATTTGCAAAGATGCAGAACCTCACGGGTATAGTTTCCACTCCCGTTTTCTTTAACTTCTTCTTGTAGTTTTTTGTTGGAACCCCAATAGTTTTCCCAATCAGAGGATTTACGAATCTTTTTTCGTTTGCCTTTGACTTGGCGAGTGGCCGCTTTGGTAAAGAATTTTTTACCAATGTATTTGCGGCCTGTTGGGTTGTGCGTAATAAGATAGACGAATCCGAAATTGTCGTTTATATCTTCTTCTGTAAACTCTTGTGCTGTATTATGAAAGTACCATGTCATACTGGTACTTATTCATCTTCTTCCTCATAATCGTCAATATCAACAATCATTTCACAACAAAATGGGCAATAATGTGGTGAATCTTCTGCTTGATTCTCATCGTATTTGATTGTGAATTCAGAACCGCAATTATCGCAAATATGATGTAGAGATGCCATTAGTTACACCATGATTGTTTTGCTTCACCAAAATACTCTCTAGCGAAACCATTTTGAATTAAACCTGTGCGTAGTGACTGACCATCTAATACAATATCTCCCAATACACGACCGCCGAATTTATCCCAGCCGTAGAGCGTAACTTGACGCTTAGTGGATTTTGTAACTGCGTTTTTTGTAAATTCAGTAGCGGCTTTTCCTCTGGCATCTTCAGAAGGGCATTGAGCTCTAAATCCTTTTTCTGGTGTATCAACACCATAGATTCTAACTGCAAGTTCAGGTTTAAGTGGTGCGGGAAGAAAAGGCGCCGCTATGACCACAGTATCGCCGTCATTTACACGGACAATCTGAGCGTCATAGGTTACTCCTTGTGGTGTTTTTTGTGCGTGAGCCGGTAATACAATTGCAGCTGTTAATGCTAAGAGAAGATAAAATTTCATGCTAATGCCTCTTTAAATTGTTTTGTTGAATTTTCCCATGTCCATTTTTTGGACGATTTATAAACTTCATTGCGATTAATCTGATAACATGCCGTCACCGAATGTTGTAAATTATCACTATACATTCCATTATACATTGGTTCTATAACTTCTAAAGGACCTGGTTGTATGTATGATGCCACAGGCGTACCACATGCAATTGATTCTAATATCACAATACCAAATGTATCGGTCTTTGATGGAAATACAAACACATCTGCATTTGCAATCCATTCTGCCAATTCAACACCTTTTTTAACTCCAAGAAATATAACATTTGGATATTTTTCTTTAAGTGTGTTGAGATATGGTCCATCACCAATCAATACTTTGTTGCCTTTTAATTGACAAAAATCATCTAATCCTTTTTCTTTTGAAACACGACTTACGCATACAATATAATTTTGTCCGTTTGGAACTAATGAACGCCTTTTTGAATTAAAAATTTTTGTATCAACGCCTCTTGTCCATACTTTTAAATTTTTAAATTTCTTTTCTTCCAATTCATTTTTTAATTCTTCTGTTGGCACCAACACTTGTTTGGAATCTTTATGAAACCATCTTAGGTATTTGTATGTAATGCCTTCAGGTATGCCATATATCTTTTTTAAAAACTCAGGGAATTTAGTATGATAAGAAGTATTGTAAACAATCCTATGTTTGTTAAGATAAAATCGAGCAAACAAACCAATAGGACCTTCCGTGGCGATGTGTATATGATCCGCATCCATCTCCTTAATCTTCTGGCCGATTTTCCAAGGAAGGCTAAGTTTAACTTCAGAGTAGCCTGGACAATCAAAATACTTGAACTGCCTGGGATTAAGGTATAAAACGCTATACCCATCCAAAACAAGATTCTTCTCAATATTTGTAAAGGTCGTAACAACACCATTGACTTGGTCTGGTAGGTTATCAGTTATTATTAATATTTTTTTCATTCTGTATTAATTCTGTCCAAGTTATAATTTCCCATTTACCATTCATATGTTCTACTAATGAGGTGCAGGATTCAACCCAATCACCATCATTCATATACATTACGCCATCAATTTCTTTTATCTCTGCATGATGTATATGCCCACAGATAACACCATCATATCCTTTTTTCTTACAATGTGTTGCAAGATTTCTTTCAAATTGAAACATAAAATCTACGGCTCGTTTGACTTTATATTTTAGATAACGACTTAATGACCAATAACTAAGGCCAAATTTGTGTCGCCACCAATTAAACTTACTGTTTAGATTTAATACAAAATCATATGCCGAATCACCTAAAAAAGATAACCATTTAGCAATTCTTGTAATGCCATCAAACAAATCACCATGTGTTACAAGATAGTGTTTACCATCAATACCAATGTGTTCAATTTGATTACATATCTCTACTTGACCAAATGTAAGACCATATGGTATCATTGGTCGTAAAAACTCATCGTGGTTGCCTGTAACATAGACAACCTTTGTTCCTCTTTTAGCGTAACCTAAAATACGCCTCACAACATTTGTATGGGATTGTTTCCACCGCCACTTGTTTTTTTGAATCTTCCACGCATCAATAATATCACCTACAAGATATAGAGTTTCACAGGTGTTATGTTTTAAAAAGTTATTCAGTAATTCGGCTTTACAATCTTTAGTTCCCAAATGCACATCACTAATGAATATGCTTTTGTAATGCATTTATTTTACCAACTTTAAAAATTTGAATATATTGAACCACATCCAACCAATGTCAAATTCTAACCATTTTCTACTCAATTTTGGATTTGCAGGGTCACCATGATGATTATTATGCAATTCTTCACCACCAATTAAAATACCCCAAGGAATTATGTTTGTTGATTTGTCTTTAGTGTCATAGTTCCTGTAACCATAATAATGTCCTATGCCATTAATCACACCTGCAGCCCAAAAAGGAATCCATATCATTTGAACTGACCAAACCCAAATTCCCCACCACGAAAAGAAAAGTAAATCTATGAGTAACAATAAAGTAACTCCAGCGTATGGAAATTTAGAGTATATATTTTTTTCAATCCAATCATCTGGTGTACCAACACCATATTTTTGAACCATGTCTCTGTCTTTTGATGTTTGTATGTAGTAATAAACACCACTAAACAATATAGACCAGATACCTTCACGATGTGGAGAATGTGGGTCACCTTCAACATCAGTTTTTTGATGATGTTTACGATGAACCGCAACCCATTCTTTCGTAATCATACCGGTTGTTAACCATAACCAAAAACGCATGAAATGACTAAGATGTGGGTGAAATTGTATACCCCTGTGTGCTTGACCTCTATGTAAAAATAGTGTTACACAAATAATTGTAATATGTGTGCATACAAGCAAATATATTAGTGATATCAAGCGGCTTTACCCCATACATCATCCCAATTTCCTGACAAGGCGCCCTTGGCATAATCGGTAACTCGGTTCTCAAAGAAGTTTCCATGCACAGGTGAGTTGACCATTTCTTCAACCCATGGCAATGGATTCTTTTTAACTTTAAAGATACCTTTGAGACCAAGACTAATCAATCTTCGGTCTGCGATGTAACGAATGTATTTTTTTACATCTTCACTACTTAGGCGTTGCATATCACCCATTTGGAATGCCAAATCAATAAACTTATCTTCTAATGTAACCATGCGTTCTGCTATGGTATACAATTCACCTTTGAGTTCATCATTCCAAATTTCTTTGTTTTCTTCAATGTAAGTTCTAAACAATTTAATCATGGATTCGGTGTGCATTGTTTCATCAACGATTGACCATGTAACGATTTGACCCATGCCTTTCATTGTGCCATTGCGTGGGAAGTTCAACAACATAATGAATGATGAGAACAATTGCATACCTTCTGTAAATGCTGAGAACACGGCAATATGTTTGGCTGTATTTTGTTTTGTAGAATTTTGATCCGAAATATCTAACACATAATCGTGTTTCTGTTTCATTGCATCATACTCTAAAAATTGATTATACATGGTATCTGGTAGACCCAATGTTTCTATGAGGTGTGAATAGGCCGCAATGTGTAGTGCTTCACGAGCCGCAAAGCCTAATAACATCATGCGAACTTCTGGTTGTGGGAAATATGGTAGATAATTCTTTACATATCCACCTGCCACATCCACATCACCTTGTGTGAAGAAACGGAAGATGTGTGTAAGAAATTGTTTCTCACTTGGTGTCAATCTATTCTTCCAATCTTTCACATCTTCTAACATTGGAACTTCGGTGTGCAACCAATGAATCTGTTCGTGTTTTAACCATGCTTCATATGCCCATGGATAGTGAAAGGGTTTAAAACTCTGTCTTTCATGCATTAAGTTGCTTTTTATTTTTACCATTTTTTATCCTTCGCATGCCAGGCAAACTTCTTCAGATGCCAATTGTTTTAGGTCGATTTCTTCTATTACTTGTCTTTCAATTTTCTTGGCGACTTTATCAGCCTTTGCCAATTTTTCACTACGACAATAATATAATGTTTTTAATCCTTGTTTCCATGCCTGATAGTGAACTGCATGGAGATATTTTACATTAACATCTGGTCTAAAAAAGAGATTGATAGACTGCGCTTGGTCAATGTAACTTTGTCTGTTAGCTGCATGGTCCACAATCCATCTTTGGTCGATTTCCATTGAGGTTTTATACACATCTTTTTGCCATTCATCAAGAAAGTCGAGGTGTTGAACACTTCCGTCATTTGCGATGATTGATGACCAAATCTCATTGTAATCGAGTTTTTTGTCTGCATCACATTTCTCCTGTATAATTTTATCCAGATATTTGTTTTTATTCAAATGTGAACCACTTAATGTGTCTTGTCTGTATGCGTTAGCTCTAAATGGCTCAACAGAAGGAGAAGTATTACCCATAAGAATACTGGAACTGGCATTAGGTGCGACAGCCATAACATGTGCGAACCTACGACCAGTGCCAACACAATCAGGAGCTTCACCTCTTTCTTTACCCAATTTAAGATTCGCTGCATCTAAACCCTCTCTGATATGTTTGAACATTTTAATATTCGCACCAGTTGCCATTGCTGATTCCCATGGCACATTATTCTTTTGCAAATATGCATGAAATCCTAACGCACCCACTCCAATAGAGCGCTCACGACTGGCTGAGTAAATGGCACGCTGAACGGGGGAAGGTGCATTATCAATAAAATACTGAAGAACATTGTCAAGCATTTCTGCAATATCAGCAAGGAAAAGAGAATCGTTTTTCCACTCATCAAAATACTCCAAATTTAAAGAAGAAAGACAACAAACTGCCGTTCTCTCTTTGTCTGTTGGTAAAATAATTTCACTACACAAATTAGATTGTTTAATTGATAGTCCAAGTTTCTTTTGGAACTCTGGCATCATGCGATTACTTGTGTCGATGAAATGTAAATATGGTTCGCCTGTTTGCATACGAATTTCTAAAATTCTTTGCCACATTTCACGAGCAGGAATTGTATCACGCACCTCACCACTATGAGGGTCTTTGAGTTCCCATGTATCATCTGCATCAGGTTCTAACATACACTTTTCAATCAATCGCATGAAATCATCTGTGATGTTAATGCCATGGTGCAAATTCTGGCAACGCATGTTTTGGTCACCAGTTGGTTTACGCATCTCTAAAAAAATAAGAATGTCAGGATGGGAAACATCAAGATAAGCGGCGTAAGAACCTCTGCGAGTCCTACCTTGCCTGTAAGCGAGAGAAGAAGCGTCATAAGTGCGTAGATGAGGCATAACCCCAACAGATTTGTCATCAGCTGAACGAATACCAATACCGATTCCAACACCACCTCCTAGCATTGATAACCAGTTAACTTCCGCCAAACAATCAACCAACCCTTCCGCAGAATCATCCAAATATGGAAGAAAACATGAAATAGGAAGACCACGCTTAGACCTACCAAAAGATAAAATGGGAGTAGAATAAGAAAGCCAATGTCGAGAACTATACTCATATAACCTCTGCGAGTGTTCACTAGACGACCCAAAATGTTTAGAGACATATGCAAACCTTTCTTGCGGAGAGGTTTCGTCCTCTCTCATATAACTTTCTTTTAACCTTTTAATTCCTAATTCATCAAACAGATTATCCCGAGAATAGTCGACCTTGATGCCATGAACGATATCAGACATGTATAATACTCCAAATTTTATTATTGTTTTTCTACAAACTCTTTCGCCATCGGAAATACTTTGGCGATTACTTCAGCACATTTCTGTGCTATTTGCATGTGTTCTTTCTGTGTGCCGTTTGCGGAACGGAGTTGTATGTAGTGTATCCAACTACGCAATGTTCCGTTCATATACAAACGAGAAACTGTGTTGCCTTCTGGCAGGACTGCTCTGGCTTGTTCTTTTGCGATACCCTTTGCAACTGCCCAATTATAAACTTCTATGGCGTGTGCAACGAGTTCTTTTTGTTTAAACATCCATTCATCACTAATTAAGGCCTGACCCAATGTGCCATCTAATTCAATACTGTTTTGTCTATTTTTTGGGTCTTGTAATCTTGCTTCTCTGAGAACAAAGGCCAAGTCTTTGGTTGGGTCTGCGTATCGTTGTGAAAATTCTTGGAAAGAAAAACTACGATGACGCAACATTTGTCTTGCTATATCCCTTGTGGTTTCGATTTCTAAACACATGTTCACCATTTCAAGTGGCGACCAATGTTGATTCTTGATGAGATAACGAATTAACTTCTCACTTGTATCTTTATTCGATTGATTGCCAGGGTTCGACACCCTTGCACAAAAAGCAACCAACTCGGTTGTGTTTTCTGCGAAATACTCCGCAGGCTGTGAATAACTAATCAACTCAACCTTCATATTAAACCTTCTTCCACATATTGAATTTTAACTGCGCCTCAATGCCTCTGAATGTGTTACTACTTATAATTTCTTCTATCTCATCCTGAGACTTTCCGGATAAAATAATTTCATTTATATCTTTTCCGCCGATGGTATCAGGCCATATTACTACATCATACTTCAACCCGATTGCATTTTGCATCATCTTTACAATTTCTTTGTTACGGGGTTCATTGTCAAAGATTAAAACTATTTTATCTGATGAAATGGCATCGGCACACAAAACCAAGTTAGCATCACCAGAAGCAATACAATTTTTGAGAAATAGACTGTCAACAGGACCTTCAACAATTTTCACAGTTTGATTTAAGTCAACTCTGTCCATACCAAAAATTAATTTGTCCTGCGAATCATTAGTTCGCAATGTGATATATCGGAGTGTTTTGTCACCAGTTTCTAATGCACGACCAGAAACTGCAATTAACTCATTATATTCATCATAAAATGGGATTACAAGCCTTGCATCATCAACGATTGTTTTACCATGATTTGGTACTAAGGCATCACAGAATTGTTTGTAATGAGGTGTGAATAATAATTTGCTTAATATGTTAGCGGGAATGTGCCGTTTAACACAATATACTAAACAAAAATGTCCACTTGGGAGTTTGTCAACCCATTCTGCGTGTTCGAATACTTTTTGTTTGTCGAGTTTATCAAATCTCGGCGAGGGTATGTTGAGGATTGTGTTCGCACTACGGGTGTTATTGGTTTCACCTGATTTATATTTTTCGAGGACAAATTCCTTGTATAAAGATTCGTCAACGGCCTTAATGAAGTTTCCAACACTTATACTTACTCCGCAGTTATGGCAACGATAGAATAGATTGTTGCCTTTAGGAAATACATAACCTCTTGCCTTTGTTTTGTTTTTTTGGGAATCACCACAAATGGGGCAAGAGAAATTCCAAAGGTAATCTTTCTTCTGTTTGAAATTACGCAAACGAGAAGAAATTAACCTTACATACTTAGATTCAATAGGAAGAGACATAGATTCATAATATAACAGATTTCACAGAAAAATGCAACTACTATTTTAAAAGTTTACCTAACATAGTTAAATCAACATGCCCGATTAACCAACCTAAGGCAAGTGCGCCACCTAAAATCATCCACTTATACTTTTCAATCTCAGCCAACATTTCAGGTATACGACCTTTATCTTGTTGTTTGTGATTCATTAAGTCATTACGAAGAGCATCAATACGAGCAGAAATATGTCTTTCTACTTGGTCAATTCGGTCATGTAAGTCTTTAATATCGTTTTTCACTTCTGCTTCTACTTTCTCATGTTGTTCATGTCTCTGTTCATGTAAAGTAATCATTTGCATGATGTTTACATTTAGTTCCTGTATCTTTGCAATTGATTCAGAAAGTTTTTCACAAAGACGGTCGGTCTGCTCAACATCTTTGCCAAGCAGACCAACTTTCAATTCTAATTCGTGAACTTTTTGTTCGTCAGGTAACATTACTTCTTCTTTTCAGGAACCGGAGTGCCTTCTAACTTCTTATGCACTTTAATTTTTTTACATTCTTGCACAGGTTTGCCATCTTTACCTTTTACAACTTGGCCTTTGGCATCTACCTTGTCTTTACAAACTTCTTTTATTTCTGCTTCAGCCATAGATGATACTGCAAAGAGCGATAACATTGAGGCAACAATTAATTTTTTCATTTTTGTTCTTCCTTTTTGGCGAATTTTTCGGAGGCGGTAAAACCTAATCCAGCGATTACAAGATATATCATAGAATCGAATAGTGATGGAGTTATTTCGTAACCATAAACATCGGCAACAAAACCAAAGGCACATAATAAAAATGCCAACATAGTTATAACTCTTTTACTACTGACGGAACCATTATGTCCATCAGATAACATACTATTCAACCAGTTCATTAATGACCACCCATTACATGTAGAGCGTGTTCATAATGTTTAATGCGGTCTTCCAAACCAATGTAACCACCATTGATTCTGCGTGTCAATTCTTTAATGTCACCTGTATCTGCCCACTTATTGAGGTTGTTTGATTCCCAGAACCAACATGCAGACTGTGCTGCACCTTCAAATGTCGCAAGATACTCTGGCACTTGTTCAACAGGTGTTTCAATACTATCTGCAAATGCTTGATAGTTACTTTTACCGGTCAATTGAATTAATCCACGACCACAATATCTGAAACCATCACCACTTGCTTCATCGCCATTACCCATGCGACTTGCGTAAACTTTGTTTGCAATGGCTTCTTGTTTGTTTGGCAATGATGCGTATTGTTTTGCAATTTCATCATTTGGAAAATACTTTGGAAAAATCTTGCGTAGTGTTTCTGCACGATAATTCAAATTCTCTTTCAATGCAGTAAAACCACCAGATTCGTGAGCGCATTGAGCGATAAAGGCAGCAATGCGTTGTGGTGTATTAATCTCATAGTCGGGCAATAACTGTGCCAATGCACGATGCCAGTGGTCAACATATGGATTTTTTGGCAATAGTTGTTTTAATTGGTCGAGTGTCAATTCAGTCATTTGTTTTCCTTAAGCAAGTGCAGACACCGCAGAAATAGCGGCATTGATTGCAATGTTTAAATTTTCTTTATATTGTAGTTCTTCTGCGTTCATTGAAACTGCTTTCTCTACTTCAAGGCCTTCTAACAAAGATTTATATTCGGTGGCACTAATTTGTTGTGCATTATATGCCGTTGTATAATCTTCGTATGATTGTGCAATTTGTTGTAAGTGGTTCATCGTGGTTTCTTCCCTATTACTTTTTGGGCCACTTCAGCAGAGCGACCAATTTGTTGTAACTTGAGTTTGCAAAAAGTTTCAGATACATTAGGATTTTTAACATATTGTTCCTTTCCTTGTTTTGTAAGTTCTACCAAATTACCTGCTAACTTGGCAGTATCTTCATTACGAGGAATATTTGTAGCAAAGTTCTTCAACTCAACTGCGGTGACATACAGATTATCCGCATTTTGTTTCGATTTGACTGCATCTTTACAATCATCTACGGCTAATTCTGCTTGTGTTTTAATACGATTTACTAATGCATATTCAGTAGTATCATAACCTGCCATTAAATATGCATCAATCAATGCACAACCAGACAATGATGTGGAAATAATTAGGGTTGCAATTAATGTTTTCATTTTATACTATCACTTATTTGTTTTTGTTGTTTATGCCATTCAATCCAAGCATCTACTTTTACTTTACATTCGTGGTACTGAGAATAATTATCTGCGACAACTTCAACTACTTTACTTAATTTTGTTTCTTTTTCATCAGTCTGTTTTAAATCTGGACATGCCTGTTTCAATTCAGCAGGAACATCAGGAAAACTCATTTTTACTGGAATTGATTTTAAACATCCAGTCAGTAGAAATATAGGCAATAAAAGAATTAATTTACTCATTTCTTTTCCTCCTTCACAGGAGATTTTGCCGCTTGATTCAAAATTTGAATTGCTTCTGGTGCAACTTCACATTTCGCATCAATGAGTTTTTCTACTTCTTTAATTTTTTCTTTAATAATTTCTTTTTGTTTTTCAACAACTTTTACACGGTCAATATAAATTGTTTTAATTTTTTCGTTTGCGGCTTTTGATTGTTGTTCTGCAATCTTTACTTTTTCCTCAAACTTTTTTGTTTCTTCAATCCAAGATTGTGAAGCATACATGTAACCTTCTGCAAAAATAGAAACTAACAATAATGGTATTGCAATTGATTTAACAATCGCACCATAGTTACCAATTACAGGAATCTTTGATACAATGCCACCAAAAAATGTGCCTATCACACCTGCAATAAAAGCAGCGTGAACAATGTAAATTATCCAAGAACCAAAAAACCAACTAATCATTTTTTTCCTTGTCTAGTCATAAAAGATATAAATGAAGCAACTTTTCTTTTCTTTTTAACACCTGGTTCACCTTGTGAACCTACACCAACACCCGCAATGTTTCCTTGTGATACATTGTTTACGGGCACATCTTCCTTGTTTAGATGTTTTTCTAAACGGTCAATAGAACCTTTCATATCTTCTTTACCTTGAGCATGGCGTGCTTCCATTTCTTTTCTTTTTTGCTCATGTTCTTTTTCTCTTTGAGAAGAAGCGGCTCTAAATTTTTCTAATGCGGTCATTTTAACGGCTTCTTCTATATGTTCTTTCATTTTTTTCTTTCTGCCCTGGCAATGCGCTCTTTGTGAAAACCCTTTTGGATTGTTACAATCAATACTCTTTTTGTATTTTTGTGACCATCCTTCACGCATTTCTTCGGTCTTATCTTTCATTGAATTAATAAAACTACGATACACAGCGGCTGCGCCTGCTTTACCCATTACTTTTGCTCTTTGTTCCATAGCAATCGCTGCCTGCATTTTATGTGCGTGTGAGCGACCACTTGATTTAATTTTACTTACACTTGCTTTGGCATCATCAGGCGTGGCAAATTTAAGACCCTGTATTGTGCCTTTTGGATTCTCGTCTGTGTATAAATCAGAATGTTTATCTGACTTAGCAGGTTGACCAGGTTTTCTTGGTATTCTTTCGCTCATTTGTTAAAATCCGTTTGTTGCTGCGTTGTAAAACACTCTGCCTGTAACATTTGTTGTTTTAGATATTGTTG